CCAGGTTCACTTTGTATATCAACGTGATAATTAGTTGTTGCAAAAGTGCTTTCTGTATTATCTTCATCAAAATATTTAAAATGAGTTACAGATACCAAAGGTGATTTTGGTAAAACAATATAACCTAATGATCTATTTATATCAGGTGCAGTAAAAAAACCCTCAGGATAATATTTATCATCATTTCCATAAGGTAAACCATCTAAACTTAATTTCAAAGTTTGAGTTGTTATTGCTCTGCCTGTATATTTTTGAACAAGGTTTTGTGCAGATGTAATTAGAGTATCAATGTAAGTATCATCATCAGAGCCATCAACACGCAGATGTGTTTTTGCTTCTGCTGTTGTAATAGCTGATGCTGTCCAATCAGTTACTATAGTTAAACCTGCCATTTAATTACTTCTTTTTTTTGCCTAATACTTTTTTAATAACTTTTTTTACTTTGCTTTCTTTTTTTTCCATGTCATTAGCAACTTTTGTAACTTTTTTCTCACCAGTAGATTTATCTGCTCTACCATCATTACACCATGCTGTTGCCATTTCCATTTCTAATTTTGTGTTCATTGTGTAAGTTTCACCTGCTTTATATAAAATAGTAGTTTCACCATTTCCTGAGGCACCTCTTACATCTATATTCATTTTAACTTTCATTTTAAATATCCTCCTGCAATTTTTTTCCACCACTTTTTAAAAATTTTTTTAAGTTTTTTCATAAATTCTCCTTTTTAATGTATGGGCGATTTCTCGCCCACACAAATAAATGATTATTGGTTCGCTTGTGATGAAGCTGGTCCATGTAAAGGGTGACCTTTAACACCGACTACTCCAAAAATCGTACCAGTTCCATGAGTACCACTAAAGTCTATTTTAACTCTAGAGTATCTTTTTCCACCTACATAGCCAATAGCATATACTGCATTACAGTCGCCATTTGCATCTATAAGTTGGAAAATACCCGAACTATCTACTGTTCCACCAGTAACGCTAGTATTAGCAGTTACGGCTGAGAATGTAGAATTGTCATCTGAATCTTCTAGGATCAACTCAACTTTGTTTGATGAACTAAAAGTTATTCCAGGTGCACCTACATTTACAACATGAGTTACAGAAGAAAAGCCCTGAGAATCTACAGCAGTAGCATTTGTATCTGCTGTTTTGGCTATAGCATTTAAACTTTCGTCAAACGCTAAACCTGATTTATTGTCTCGCATTGCCATTTTTATATCCTCCTATAATGATTACGCGCCACATTGTAGAATTTGAACAGCTTCAGGTAAAATTATCTGACCGCCAATTCTTCTTCTTGCAATGTATCTTACGTTTCCTGATGTTGCCTGAGTAAATGGATCTCTCATTACTGACATTTGTACTCTGTCCACAATTAAGTAACCTCTTCTGAAATCACCGAAGAATACGGCTTTTGCAGAAGAACCTAAGTCAGCTACATCTGTAGCTTCTACATAAGGTGCTCCTAAGATTGTGTTTGGTACGCCTACTTGTAAAGAGAATCCTGCTTGGAAAACATATTGTCCAGAACCGTCTTGTAGCTTTCTAATTGCCGCTAAAGTTGCTCTGTTAAATACGAAAGTTCCATTTCTAGAATAGTCAGGTTTAACTGCGTGGTATAAGCTGATTAGTGAGTTAGCATTAATTGTTGCTGACACACCTGATGCTGTTACACCTACGTCTGAGTTTGTTACTATTCCTTCAGGTTTTCCTACTGAGTTTCCAGACACGAACGCATTACCTTCAGCTTTTGCAAACTGTTCAGTAAATTCGCTGTTCATTTCTTGCTCTAAATTGAAAACTGAATCTTCCAATTCTTGCTCTGAAATGTCCACTAATGCGTATAGTTCATGTGTTGGAATTTCCTCTAAACCAACTTGGTAGCCAGTAGTTTCACTTCTAGTTCCTTGCTCTGCAACGAAAGTTGCTGCAAATGTGCTTGTTCTTCTTGGAATTTGCACTGATCTATTAGTTGTACTTCTAACTCTTGCGATTGATCTAATAGGAGATATTTCTGTAATACCTTTGATTAATTCTTGCACATATTCTGGTGGTGCAAGGTAACCAGCTGTATTATCATTAGAAGCTGTTAATACCTTTACTTCTTCAGGTGCTAATGCTTCTTTGCCTTGTCTTAACCATTTGTCAAATACCTTTTTCTCCATTGAAGAAGCATTTGAATATGCTTTTCCAAACTCAGGTCTTGACATCATAGTTTCAACTTTTTTGACTCTCTCAGACACTTCGTCTTGCGCTAGTTTCTGTTTTGTCACCATTTGGTTTACATCTTCTAACTTGTCTAAAGATTTTTCAATTTTAGAAAGTTTGTCAGAAGTAATAGGATCAGCAGAACCATTTTTTTTGATTTGCTTTAACTCCTCCTGGTGCGTAGATTTAAACGCTTCAAAAGTTTTGCCTAGAGATTCAATAGCTGTTTTTACTTGATCGTCCATTGTATTATCCTCTAAGTTATTGTTTAATTATACCTGCAACTTTATGTAATAAAGCTACAAGCTGTTTGTTTTCATCAGCATCTCGCTGGTTTAAAGACTCAGCTAATGCTTTCGCACCAATCTTTGCCTCTGTTCGTGAAAGACCTCCTGCCTCTCGCAAGATTTTCTCCCAGTCACGAATACTTTTTGAGTTACCTTTAACTGATTGAATCATTGCTTCTTCATTCATTGGAAAAGTAACTAAGCTAATCTCCATAAGGTCTACTTCTTTTAGAGTTCTTACTCCTCTTTTATTTTCGTTGTATCCTTGTTTTTGTGGATCAGCTTTAAATCCTATAGACATACCATCTAAGGCACCCATTTTTAATAGTTCGTATGCTTCACGACCCTTTTGAGTTCCCATAGCTAATTGTCCTTTTACAAATAAACCTTTTGCGTCTTCATAGATTTCTGTAAAAACACCAATTGGTTCGTCTGTTTTATGTTGAAATAACATTTTAACTTTTGGTGCTGGTCTTTCTTTTAAAGACTTTGTAAATGCACCTTTTTGCACAATATCATTACCTTGATCTTCGTTACCAAAAATAGAACCATAGCCAGTAAAAATACCTTTAGCATCTGATTTTACTTCTTATTCAAATACTATTTTTTTAATTTCTGAATCACATTGACATCTTCCATCATCTTGGCAAACGCAAATAGATTTTACAGGTTTTTTGTGCATTCCCATTTCTTCTAATTCATCTTTAGGTTTACCTGGTTTTTCTTCATCAGGTTTATGTGCGCCTTTATCTTTCATAGCTTCTTCATAAGCCGCATGAGTTCCACAAGGCATATAAACTCTTTTACCATTGTCCATTAATGAATGAATACCTGTGCAACCAATCTCTTTTGCTCTATCTCTAGCTTCATCTTCGGTTGTAAACATATCTTTTCCTTTATGTGAACCTTTTGGTTTATCTTCTTCATGACCCATCTTATCGTCATCATCATGATAACCTTTATCTTTATCTTTTGGCTTATGTCCACCTTTTGCAATAATGTCTGTTAATGTTCCTATTGCACTAGCCATTTTTTCTACATCTGTCATTGAATATTCCTCCTTTTTATTCCTTGCATTGTAAAGTGAATTACACACAGCAAACCTTTGACCTCTTTTTGGAAAGTCTTGGACAGATGTTTCATCTCCCATACATCTCTCAATAAAGTCATCTCTTTTTTCTTTATCTTTTGGTTTAACTAGTGGCATTATTTTTTCATTTTATCTTTAATTTTTTTTACTATCTTATTTATCCAACCCCATTTATCATTTGATTTACAGATTCCAAAACCTGCGATTAATCCTAAAATAAATTCCATAATTCCTCCTATAAAAAATCAGGTGTAGTATAAATTACCGAACACCTGCAATTTATCGTTTCTCCTGGCGAGCCTGCTGGATCACCTGGATACTTTAATCTTTCACCACCAACAACGAATTTCTGGTCTAAAGGTATTCGCTGACCACTTGCGATTGAGTGTGTTACCCTTGTTCTTGCATCTTGGATTGCAATCCACTCTTTCTGCGTTCCTGAAATATTCATATTTTCAGCAACAGTTTCGTTTGCCCATGAAGCAGTTCTGTGTGTTTCTGTACGAGCAATTAAATTTGCTCTATAAGCACCAAAACCCAAAATGGTATTACGTAAAGCAGTACCAGTTTGCTCAGTAGACAACCCATCATTGTAACCACTATTTATAACACTTTGTATTCTATTTCTAGTTGTTTCATTGATGTCAGTTACCATAGTACCAACATTTTCCTCAATATACAAGTTTAACTTTCTATCAAACTCACTATCAAAGTCTTTAACATTTTGCATTCTATCTAATGCGTAATTTTTAAATGCGTTAGCTATTACTGTATATTGTACTCTAAAGATATTTTGCAATGTTTTTT